GTATCTCAGATCAGATACAGTGATTCAGAATTTCCCCGGGTATTGTAAATTATGTAAAAGAAAATTTATATTGTCAATCGAACCCGAAAAAGAGCCTGTGAGCCAATTAGTTGAATCTTAAATGATTTGATTAATTGGCTCATTTTTATTACAGCAAAGGTGCAGTGGTGCACGACAGGGGTTTTTGCCTCCTTTCATGTATGTTTGTTTTTACCCTGTGGCGGTTCGATCCCGCCTTTGCTGGCTATCTGAGGATGATTCTTCCTCGTGAAATAATTAATCGTTAAAGGAGATAAAAGAGAATGACAAGAGAAGAACTGGAAGCATTAGGAATGACCAAAGAACAGATCAACGGTACGTTGGATATGTATCACAAGGAATATGATCCGGTACAGAAAGAACTTGATACTGTGAAAGCAGATTTAGCAGCAGCGCAGGAGAAAGTAAAAACCCATGAGGGAACAATCAAAGGCTTGAAAAAGGATCTGGAAGAATTTAAGGATGCGGACGTATCCGGGATGAAACAGAAGATCGAAGATCTGGAAAAGGATATTAAGGCAAAGGATGCCGATTATCAGCAGCAGATTGCGGACAGGGATTTCAACGACGTTCTCAAGGACAGCATTAACGCCGCTCACGGAAAGAATGCAAAAGCCATTACGGCACTTCTGGATGTAGATACATTAAAAGCATCCAAAAATCAGAAAGAGGACGTTGCAGCAGCTATCAAAGTGCTTTCTGAAGCCGAGGATAGCAAGATGCTTTTTGGAGAGGCGGAGCCTAAGCCAGCCGGAACGGGTGATCCAATCGGCGGAGTAGGCGGAACGGGAGCAAAACCGCAGGCAGACAGTCTGATCGGTGCTCTGACAGAAAGATACAACAGTAAGTAAAGGAGAAGAGAGATATGCCATTAACATTAGCAGAAGCAAAAGTCGGATATGCCGACAAAGTAGATCAGCAGGTTATTGACGAATTTAGAAGAGATTCTGTTTTGCTCGATAAACTGACATTTGATGATACCATTTCGCCAACAGGCGGAAGTAACCTGGTATATGGATACCAGAGATTAGAGACTCCATCGACCGCAGGCGTGCGTCAGATCAACAGTGAGTACACTGCAAACGAGGCAAAGAGAACAAAACAGACTGCAAGTCCTGTTATTCTCGGAGGATCATTCGAGATCGATCGTGTAATTGCACAGACGTCCGGTGCGATCAATGAGATGGACTTCCAGATTAAGCAGAAAACAAAAGCGGGAGCGAACTACTTCCACAACCTTGTTATCAACGGAACGTCTGCATCAAGTGGAACGGGGTATGTTCCGAACACGTTTGATGGACTGAAAAAGATTCTTTCCGGAAAATCCACAGAGATGACTACGGATATTGATGTGTCTACGTCTGCAATGCTTGACAGCAACTACAATGCATTTTTGGACGAGCTGGATACTTTTCTTGCACTTTTAGCAGCAAAACCGGATGTGCTTATGATGAACAATAAAATGCTCACAAAGATCAGATCTGCAGCGCGTAGAGCCGGATATTATGACCGTTCGAAAGATGATTTTGGAAGAACAGTAGAGACCTATAACGGAATCCTGCTTATGGATGCCGGAGAATATTACAACGGATCTGCGACAGAGGATGTTGTAGTAACTTCCGCACCGGATTCTACTCACTATGGAACATCTGATATCTACGCTGCAAAACTCGGTCTTGATGCTTTCCACGGAATTTCTGTAAACGGATCAAAGATGCTTAAAACCTATTTGCCGGATATGTCCGCACCTGGAGCTGTAAAGAAAGGCGAGGTTGAGTTGATTGCCGGAGCTGTTCTGAAAAACAGTAAAATGGCTGGTGTCTTAAAAGGAATTAAATTACTTGGAAAGACATCATAAGAAGGAGGGAGCTGTAAATGTCAAAAATCATTGATTGGGAGTATTACAGCTCCCATTTTCCAAACGTTGTGCCGGAAAAGCAGTTTGAAGCAGTCGAGGCACAGGCAGAAACCGAGTATAAAAAAGTCGTTAAGCCGTACATGAATATTTCGGAAGAACGACAGAAAGATACTATATTCCGGTTGTGCAATTTCCTGTGGTCGAATCAGACAACACTTGCCGGGCATAGCGTAACGTCCGTGAATAACAATGGTTATTCAGAATCCTATGCTCTGCAGAGTACAGCACAGGCACAGGAGGCGATGGAAGAGTTAATCTACAAGGGCATCGGGACCAGATTGGCGGGTGCATTTTGATGAATGATAAGACCATTACAGTATACAATGCACATAAAAACGCAGATAAGACAGAAATTTGGAACCGGACAGTGATTCGAGGATGTGAATATAAGTATTCCGCAGATAAAACGGTATCGGGTTCTGGATCTATTGTATTTACACAGCTTTTAACTGCAGTTGTTCCGATGGAGGCAGATACTGGGAGAAAACGGTACATTGATGCGCTAAGTTACGAAAAACTCTCGGACGATGAAACAGAAAAGTATTTTACATTTAATCCACGGAATAACCATGACATGATTGTAGCCGGAGAATGCGATAAGGAAATTACAAAGGATTATAGCATTACGGACTTGCGGAAGGAGTTTCAGAAATCCGGTACGATCGCATCTCTGGCGGACAATACGGAAGGCACACTGCTCAAGCACTGGAAGGTGGTATGTAAATAATGGGTTCTTTTCAATTTACGTTAAATTCAGTAGAAATTGATGGGAGAAATGTGATCGAAAAGCATGGTCTTGCTGCCGGAGGGAAAGTGCAACAGATTATTGACAGCGAGTGTTTACGATTAATGGATCCATACGTCCCACTTGATACCGGAGCACTTCGGGACAATGGAATTATAAAAACCGAAATTGGGAGTGGAAACATTATATATGATCTTCCGTATGCCAGAAAACAGTATTACATACCGATGAGCCATGAAGGGAAAAGGACGGATTATTGGTTTGAACATATGAAAAATGAGGGCGGAAAAGAGAAGATTTTAAAGGCAGCAGAAAGGGCGGCGGGTATCAAATGACGGTAAGTGAATGTTTAAAAGAATGGCTGAGAGATTATGAAAATCTTGATATCAGTGACCTTCTGACAGATTTTATCGATGCGCCGGAAGGCTGTCTGGCACTTTTCAAGAGTCCATCCAAAGAGGAAAGAACTTTCCTCGATGGCAGCAAGGATATCACAGAATATTATAATTTTTTTGCAAGAAGTTCTACGCAGTTGGATGAAAATCGCGTAGAAAATCAACAGATGATGGAAGATCTCACGGAATGGATTACAGAAAAAGCCTTTCATGAGGATTATCCGGATCTGTCAAAAGCTGGCAGCCTCATCTGTGAGAATGTAGAAGTAAATGATGCAGCTTCTATTACGTCACAGGAGGATGATAACGCTATATATCAATTAACATTGGCAATTCAATATTTGAAAGAGAGGTAGAACACATGTCAGAATTAGATAGCGAAGTAACACCAACAGTGCAGACGTTGTCCATGGTAAAAAAACATAAAATCGGGTTATTTCTGCATGATGGAACAAAGTACCGGCGTGTAAAGAAATCTCAGACGCTGACGCTTTCCATGAATCCGACAGAAACAGAGTATGATTACATTGCAGACGAGAATCCGACTACGGAAGTTGATTCCTATAAGCCATCCATCGATCAGGATCTGACTATGTACAAAGGATCCGACGATTACGAGATGATTTTCCCGTATTTTTATGAGCGAAGAACCGGATCAGATGCGCATGTAAAGTGCCTGGTAGTATTTATGCATGAACCGGCAGCAGACGGCGGTTATAAGGCATGGGAGACCGAATCTGTTATTTCCGTACAGGACTTAAATGCAGTGGACAAGAAACTGAACTTTAAAGTATTGTTTGGCGGAACGATTACAAACGGCAAAGTTACGATGAATGCCGGTGAACCGACATTTACGGCTGATTCAGAATAAGGAGGAAAAATATGGAGTACACAGTAGAACTTAATGGCAAAGAGTATTCGCTGCCGACATTTAAAAAGTCTGTAAGAAAAGAAATCGAAAGAGTGACAGCGGGGAATGAGAGTAAAAAAGAGTCCGACAAAAAATCACTGGACATGTATCTGCTCGTGAAAAAATTAATCGGAGATGAAGCGGCTCTCGAGGTGTTTGAATCAGATGATATGGAAGAAATCGATCTGAACATGATTACGGTAGCTTTCATCCGGATCTGTGCAGCTTACGATAAACCTATCAATGAATCAGCAAAGGTTGATCCGTTTAATGGGATGAACGAGGAAAATAAACGCTTAGTCATGGGTGTGATCAACAATGCATCTGCATTACAGAATATGATGGATGCGCCAAGACCATCTGTGGCAGCACTCGCAAGGGGAATGCATTAATGCTTGACCTGACACAGAAATCTCTACCAAATGCCATCTCGGTAGGTGGTAGGGATTTTTCTGTTAATACAGATTTTCGTATCTGGATGAGATTTGCAATGGAGTACAGGGAATGGTCCTTGAGTGATGACAAAACACCATTGGATATAAGGTATCTTTTTAAAAACAGCATACCGGTATTTACAGATATAAATGAATATATCGGAATATTGCAATTTGCATTTCCTCAGAATGTGGTGCCGCATTCTGATAGTTCTTCCGGGGATGATGTCCTGTTTTACCAGTACGATGGAGATTATATCTATTCGGCTTTTATGCAGGCGTATGGGATAGATTTATTAGAAACGGATCTGCACTGGCACAAGTTTCTTGCATTGATGAATGGATTGCCTGATTGCACAAGACTGTCTGCGATCATGGGGTACAGATCATATACCGGGGAAAGAAACAAGGACGAATCTACGATTTATCGAAATTTAAAAGAGGCGTGGATGCCGCCATACGAAGAAACAGAAGAAGAGAAAAAGGCTGAGGAAGAGTTTGAAACATATTTCAGTTGATAAATAATTGAGCGTCGGAGCCAGAGAGCCAGTGCCACAGGAAGGAGCTCGTAATTTGGCTGATGGTAAGCTGACGTTTGATACAAAATTAAATACAGACGGAATAAAAAACGGTTTGTCGAATGTCGGAAGTGTGGCATCTAAGGCTTTAGGCTTGACAGCAAAGGCAGTTGGATCAGTGTCAGCAGGACTTTCAGCGGGAGCAATCGCATCTGTAAAGTTCGGAAGCAATTTTGAAGCTGCTATGAGTGGTGTCGCTGCCACAATGGGAATGACTTCCACTGAAATAAATAACGGCAGTGCCGATTATGAAAGGTTGAAGCAGGCAGCCAAGGATGCCGGGGCAACAACGAAGTTTTCCGCTTCACAGGCAGCAGAGGCTTTAAATTATATGGCACTGGCGGGATATGATGTAGATGAATCCATTGCTACATTGCCGACAGTTTTAAACCTTGCTGCAGCCGGAGGAATGGATCTGGCAACAGCTTCGGATATGGTCACGGACAGCATGAGTGCGCTAGGAGATATGGCAGGGACAGCGGACAGCTTTGTCGACAAAAGACGTCACAGAAGAGTAATACCAGTGTTGCACAGCTGGGTGAAGCAATCCTTACGGTCGGCGGAACTGCCAAAAGCATGGCTGGCGGTGTTGATGAAATGAATACCGTTCTCGGTATTCTGGCTGATAACGGAATTAAAGGTGCTGAGGGCGGAACTGCTTTAAGAAATATGATCTTAAGTCTGTCAGCACCGACGGATACAGCATCGGCAAAAATGGAAGAACTTGGTCTGTCTGTATTTGATGCAGAGGGCAAAATGCGCCCGATGAATGATGTTTTCAACGATCTGAATGATATTCTTTCCACAATGACGGAGGGCGAGCAGACTCAGGTTCTTAATACGATCTTTAATAAAGTAGATCTCAAGAGTGTCAATGCCCTTCTTGCAAACAGCGGAGAACGTTTTGACGAATTAAGCGGTTATATTGCAGATTGCGATGGTGCGGCTGCAAATATGGCAGACACCATGAACAATAATCTGCAAGGTAGTGTAACCATTTTACAGTCTGCTTTGGAAGGACTGGGAATAGCAGTCTATGAACAGATGGAAGAACCGTTAAAAGAGGCTGTTAAAGTCGGAAACGGATACATAGATGAGCTGTCAGCTGCGCTTAAAGAAAACGGACCGGACGGACTTGTTTCTGCACTTGGACAGATTCTTGCAGATATTGCTTTGCGGGCCGCGGAGTTTGCACCACAACTGATCGAGCTGGCGGTGCAGCTGATAAAAGAACTGGCACAGGGAATTATTGATAATTTACCAGAGCTGATGGATGCCGCCGGAAAGATAGCGGATGCGATTCTTGATGGAATCGGGGATTTGTGCCCGGCACTGGATCCGGTGATAGATGCGATAAAAAATATCACTGATAATTTAGATGATGTCGCTCTTGCAGCAGAAGTTGCAGCGATAGCTTTTGTTGGGTTAAAAGCCGGAATGGCGATTCAGTCTGCTGTCAAAGGATTTCAAGAGGCAAAGCTAACGATTGCCTTGTTTAAAGCAAGTGCGGAGGGGGCAAATATTGCACAGGCGGCTTTAAATGGAACGTTGACATTGGGAGAAACAGCAGTTGCATTATTTACAGGACAGGTATCGCTTGCTGAACTGGCAACGGCAGGCCTGTCAAAAGCGCAGGGAATTTTAAATGCGGTTATGTCTGCAAACCCAATAACATTAATCGTGATAGCAATAGCTGCACTTGTTGCGATTTTTGTGGTTCTTTGGAATAAATGCGACTGGTTCCGAGAGTTTTGGATTGGCTTATGGGAGAACATAAAAGAAGCTGCCAGTAATGCGCTTGATGCGGTTGTGACATTTTTTACAGAGACAATTCCAAACTTCATTCAAAGTATCGTTGATTGGTTCAATGAACTGCCGGAGCGATTAACAGAATGGGGAGAGAATGTCTATGAGACAGTCACAACAGCAGTTCAGAATACAATAGAGAGCGCTGTGCAGTTCTTTTCAGAGCTTCCAAATAAGATAGCGTACTGTTTAGGTTTCTGCATAGGAAAAATCATTAAATTTGGAATTGACATTGTAAACTGGGCAATAACCGAACTGCCTAAATTCGTTGACAGTGTTATAAAGTTTTTTGCAGAGCTTCCGGGAAAAGCATGGAGATGGTTAGCTAATGCCATTTCAAAAGTATCAGAGTTTGGTTCGAATCTGATTAAAAAAGGAAAAGAAGCAGGACTGAATTTTGTTAAATCACTGGTTGATTTCATAAAAACAGCACCAAACAGAATCCTTATGTGGCTTTTAAAGACTATTGACAATGTGATGCAGTTCAAGGAAAAGATGATTAGAAAGGCTGTGGAAGCAGGCAAAGGATTTGTTGATAAGTTAATTGATGGTGTAAAATCCCTGCCGGATCAGATGCAGACGATTGGAAAAAATATCGTAGACGGTATCTGGAAGGGAATCAGCGGTGGCTGGAAATGGCTAGGGGATAAGGTAAATGAGTTAGCAAATAGCTTATTCGAGGGTGCAAAAGCGGCTCTTGATATCCATTCGCCATCTAAAAAATTCAAATGGATCGGAGAAATGTGCGTTGCCGGTATAGATGAACCACTGGAAGATTATAACCCGTATGACACATTAAACAAGAGCATGAAGATGAATGCCGGAGTTATGACGATCAATCACAGATACTCTGCAGGCGGAACAAACGGCGTATCTTGTGTCGATTATAAGGGTATGGCAGATGCTTTTGCATATGCACTTGGCAAATCGGGATTGACTGTAAAGGTTAATAATAGAGATTTCGGACGTGTAATCAGGGAGGTAGTAAGTTGATGGAGATATATTATAAAAACAGCTCCGGGAAAATTATATATTTAGATCGTGAGCCGTACAAAATGCTTGCATCAACAAATCTGTTTGATTATGCATGGGACTATTCATCGCAGGGGTCGAGTAGTCCCAGAATTACCCAGGTACAAAAAAACATGGTGTCAAAGGATATCAGTGTAATTGTTACAGGAAATACAAAAGAAGATTATCTAAAAAATTTAGAAGCCTTGCTGGAGGTAATTGATACAGATGTGATCAATATGAAAAGCGGCAGACTCTATGTCGGAAAGTGTTATTTGCAATGCTATTTTGTACAAAGCAAAAAATCAGATAAATACCTTAATGTCAAGCAGTCAACATTGTCATTATCACTTGTGGCAGAAAAAGGGTTCTGGATCCTGGAAAGTAAAAAAACATTCACAAAAGTAACGAGTGATAATTTCAGATCAGATGGATTGGATTACCCGTATGATTATCCATTCGACTATTCAAATGATCTCGTGAATCAGAAAATCGTAAATGACAATTACGCGGCATCGGATTTTGAAATGACTATATATGGAAGCTGTGAAAATCCGGCTGTAAGTGTCGGAGAGCATACCTAT